ATGGCGATTAGTAGTGAAAAGGCCAAGACCGCCGCACCTTCATTAGTAAATGGCCCACTTATCTTTTTAAATTCGGCAAATTCTGTACGATATTCTGCCTCAGTATTTATAACTAATGCACCGCATTCATTATATCGCCAATCAACGACAACTTCTTCAATCATCATTGCCCGCCTCCACCGCTAATAATATCGCCTAATGCATTACCTGGCTGTGTGTTGGTTTTACTAAGAGCTTGGGCGGCCTGAACCCCCGCCATGGTAGTATTCATTTGTTGGGCCTGCTGGGACATTTTGGCACGGGCCGCATCTTGCTTGGCAATTTCTTGATCGGTGTACATTGCGCCGGATGGGAAATTGGAAAGCTTGGCATAGGTTTGCATGGCCTTGTCGAGATTGATTACTCGGATCGGGTCGGGAACGCCAGCGGCTTTTGCGGCGGCAGAGAGCGCCCCCGCAGTTTGCAAAGTATCTTTCATAGATACAGTTTCGGCGGCGATTTGGGCCAACTTTAAGATAGATTTATATTCAATCTTGATGCTGGAATTTCTGAGTGACGGCGGCTTAGGGGCTAGGATTTTCCGCCGCTCAAGAATCGCCAAAACTCTTTTAATCGCCGGGTCAGCGCACTCGGTCTCAAATAACTCAATAAATGGCCCAAGAATTTGTAACCGCTCCAAATCCCTTTTTGTAAGCTCCAATTCATTTCTAGGTTGGACGCCTTCCATGCGAGTAATAGCGAGAAATACATCAACAAAAAAACAACGTTCAATTCTTGCAGAAATCTTTTCAATATCGGCTACCATTGGTTGGAGGTTGGCGGCATTTACTTCAAAAGCCGGGCGAAAGCCAGCACTGCCATTGGTAGTGGTGACGTAAGTGATTTTACCGGGGAGAATGGATGATGGTTCATTTTTTAGCTCAGGATTACCGAGCATTGGGGGGCGCACAACTTTTTCAATAAACTCGGCTTTGCGGCGGGTTTCTTGTTGGAGTTGTTTGATATCTCCCAAGGCATCCATGCCGGGGCTTCGACCGTAAGCATCATTACTTACCGTACTCCACCGCATGGCGATAAAGGGCCGTTCGTTAAATCCTTTTCGAGATAATTCCGCCCCAGTCTTAACTCCCTTAAGCCAATAAACTTCCCGAAAGATGAAATTCTGCGGAACGACGGATATTTTATTATCTTTATTCTTACCGCGCCCGGCGATTGCCGCATTGGGCTCAATAGAGTGAGCAACGACGAATTCCAATTCCAAACTTGATCCGCCAGCCTCCCACAATACCTGTACCTGTTCGGGGCAATTTTCCACTCTGAACATATCTACTATCTGTGCGACGGTAAGGGTGAATTCCCTGTAAAGTACATCCACACTAAGGCGGGCGCCAACGGTGAGATAATATTCCCCCGCGCATGGCGAATAGCACCGAATTATATCTTCATCATCTTCGTAGATAATTACCGGGGCTGTGCCAAAGGTTGCCACGTCTTGGAAGCCTTGAGCTAATACAGTGTAAAAATTACTTCCATGAAGAACTTTATAAACTTTTTCTTCGGTGTCTTCGATCCATTCTTTGGCGGCTTGGTCAAGTTGTTCTTCGGGAAGATCGATACCAAGTTTGAACCAGGGGCGGGACGGGGAAGTTAGGCCGGTCCACATGCCGCTAGCACAAACTTTCATGGCAAGAGTTGGGGTGCCGTCAATAATTGCCTGGTTGATTGGGCTCCCTCGTGTCATTTTATTTGCAACAACAAACCAATGATAACGATGAGGAAGAATAAACTCTGCAAGTTGCGCCCAATATGCCCACCAGGAATACCGCCAAGTGCGGAGCATGTTCATGCGGGATTCTAGATAGGAAAAAATCTCCCCCCAATCTTTCCCCGGCTTACGGTCCTTATCCGTAAGTGTTGGGGGCTGTTGGGAAAGAAGTGTTGGGCCAGCCATTTCATATGGAGCAGAGGCAAAGTCTTCCATTATGAGCCTAACAATTGTTTAGCGGCGGTGTTGGGGGTGGCAGCGCCTTGTGAACCGGTAAGAAGTGTGCCTGCAAATCCCATTCCCCCGGCAGCGGCGGCGGCGGCTTGTCGGGCAGCATCACCGGAAGCCTGTACCCCGGCACTTGCTTGAGTGGCAGGGTTTGGCGGCGGTGCTGTAGCTGCGGCTGTAGCTGCGGCTGGTGCTGCGGCTGGTGCTGCGGCAGCAGCACTTCCCCCTCCTCCTCCTCCAAAACTCATAATTAACTCTCCATTTCTAAAGAATTGCCGTATCCATCTTTTATCTGGCTAAATGGGTCGTATTCCGAGGTATGCCGGGTTATAAATCCTTTGCGGCGCTGAATGGTGACTGGCTCGGCAAATGTCTGTACGAAGGCGTCGGCGTGATCAGGGGAGTAATGAATCTTCGCCTTTACCATTTCTTTCGGCTCAAGCAGAAGCAACCCTTTTGGGGTAGAGTAGGTGGTTTTAGTTAGAGCCTCAAGAAGTTCATCACACTCTGGTAGAGCCCCGCCATTTTTAATCCACTCAACCGCCTCAAAGTACATTTCGGAACGCTTATTATAATACTTATCTGATTGATGGGCTTTGCGGGAGTAACTAACACCGATCGGGGTCCGGCCAAGGTTTTTTAATTGGTCAACCCACCCGGAGCCAAAACCGCCCGTATCGTCAATAAAACAAGCATCGGCGCTAAATGCATCCCATTCACGAGTAACCCAACTGGCGCCTTCGGTACTGTTAAGATTTCTCATTTGCTTGAATGGGTAGAGTTGAATGCCTTCGCGGAGAGCAATTACCGAGCTATCATCGCCGTATCGCGCAACGTCAACACCGAGAATTTTTGACGCCGTTCCAATCTCATATGGCCGGTAGTATCGATTCATTGCTTCCCGAACTTCATCGGGGCCAATTAAAGCATTGAGGCTTGACGGCGGAAATTCACCAAAAACGTTAATGAGCACCCAAGGGTTTTCTCGCCCATGGCGCTTTATTTCTTCATTGGCCCATTCAATTTTAATACGTGGGCTACGTTTGGGGTTATCGGGGTCGCCGGTAATTTCGATAACGTACCAAAGATAACGTTCCTCATGGCAAGCCCGGTAAAGCGGGCCTTCAAGCATGGTTGGGTTTCCGGCCTGAATAACATGCCCTTCAACGCAAGAAGAAAGCGCCGCTTCGGCGGTAGTCATAACGGCGTCTGGGATACCTCCACTTTCATCAAGAAGAAACATAATGTAATCTTCGTGCAGTCCGGCAAGAGTATTACTTTGTTGGGTCTTATCGGCAGTCTTGCTCCACGTTCTGGCCGACATCCACCAAATCTCAGGGTGTTCATTTTGAGTGATTCGTGTCTTGGTCCAGGTAAACATATTGGTAAGTAATTCAGACTTATGCTGCCACTTAGCCATCTCAGGCCACAGAGTATCTGAAAGGTTATCGGCAGAAATGGAAGTGGCAGCAATTCGGGGGAATGGGCGGGTTAGAAGGAAGTTCCAAGCGATCCAACTAAGTAAACAAGTATTATGAGTAACAATGAAGTCATTAGTTAAATAACAATGGGAATGATGAGCAATTTCAATGCACATGCAATCTTGAATGTCAATTTTTTCAATTCTATCAATATATCTAGTAAGATATCTATCTTGTGGGTGATGCCAGCGATTAGCTTTTCTTGGTAGAATAAATGGACAAAAGTCAGTAGTAATTGTTACTCTATATGAAAGTTTACATTCAATAATTTTACCGGAAGTTTCATCCTTATATTTACCAATTCTAGTTTTCTTTTTAATGGCAATGCCGCCCAATGAACGAACAAGCCATGTAACATCGTCAACTAATTGCTTAGATGATGAAGCAAAATCAATATGATTATCAGTACCTATTGTGCCGTCAGAATCCATTATCCCCCTTAATAGATCAATTCTTTGGTCAATACTTGAATATTTATATTGATTTGGAATAAATCTTTCATGGCTACCTAAATCAAAAACTTCAATTTGTTTAAAATTATCTACATTATTTAAAATTCGTACTGGAGCAGCATTTCCACAACTTCCATTTGGCTGAATAGAGACTTTATAACCTCTAGAAATGATTTCTTCAATAATCTCCAAATCAGCAGTTGTAATTGTAGGTGTGCCTTTTGCGCCATCACCCAACCAAATACCAAATAAATATGAATCTATTGACAGATTTTTTTGGTCATAAACTACTTTACCTTGTCTAGGAATTTCAAATTGTCTTCCTTCCCATTGACCATTTTTTTCTCTAACACCTCTCTGAATTATTTCATTAGTATTAATGATTGTCCAAGTATCATGTCTACGCTCTGTTCTTCCTCGCACTTTCCAAAGATGTTCGCCACATACTACCGTACTTGTACCATCATCAAAGAAAACTTCATAAGTCTGAAGCATTCCTCTATCAAAAATTTTAGTGATATAGGTTTCTGTTCCATCCTCAGCAAAAACCCAACTATTGGGCAATAAATCTCCGAAGCGTTTTTTTCCCAAAGGTGTATCGATTATTAAGTTTTTTGGCTGAGCCTTGCCTGGCCCTTTACACGCCTTCAT